GCGCAGATATTCAATAGCTTTTGCCCTTGCGGCGGCGGCCCATTCACCGCGCCCGCTAGGCAAAACAAACGTGTGTACTTCGCGGACACCGGGCGCAGTCCCTGCAAACAGAAACCCGCCATGTTCGCCCATCAGAAACCAGTTGTCAGGATCGTCAACAAGTATCTGCGTGTCTATATCGCCGTCAACGCCGCTACCAACATACGGCCTTACCGCAGGATCGTTTACGACCTTGTTAATAAACGCAGTGTCGTAGCTACGCTCCAGCATTAACTAATCTCGCGGCCAGACGCACGCAAGTTGACTGCCGATGACGCTGACGCAAGCGTTGAGACAAACCCGCCGGACGGCAGGATGTGGCCTACGATTTCAGGGAACGTGTACGTCTCGCCGGGTTGCAGCGTCCGCGTCTTAACAATTAGGTTGCTGTTGCCGGTGGCTTCGCTGACCGTTGCTAAGTTGACGCTTACATTGACCATGCCGCTGCTGAAGTTGGTAGCGGTGAACTTGTCGATGATAGTTGTGGTGCTGCTTGGCGCCACATACTGCGTTGTCTGCGCGTTTTCCATGTTTTTAGCAGGAATGATGTTTGCTGCGATAATTGGCATGAGCCGATCCTATCAGGTTACGTTGCCGGTGACGTAGAATGTTTCAGCGCCGGTACACAACACGTTAGCCACGCCGTAAGCGGCGATGGTGCGGCTGCCTGTGGTAGCTGTGCCGCCAAGCCGCAACGTCGTGCCGGCGCCCTGCGTCAGCGTAATGGAACTGCCGCTGCTGTTGACAACGAGAAACTCATTACCAGCCACAAAAACGCCCGAAGGGATTGTGGTGGTCGCAGAAACAAACAGATGCTTACCGATGTCCGACGCAGCAGCCGTCGTGTTCAGGCTCTGCGGGACGCTGCGATAGCCGATGGTGTATCCTGTACCAAGGCTGTCGTTGACTGTTGACGCAGATGCCAGACCAGTGATGGTCTTGTTTGTCAGCGTCTGGGTGGCTGTCAGATAGACGCCGTTCGTCACGGTGCCTGCGTTGCCTGATATGTCGCCGGTGATAGTGGAGCCTGTGATTGTAACGCCGGCGACCGTGCCGCCGGTGATAGCCACGTTGTTGGCGTTTTGGCTGGCGATGGTACCGTAAGTCGCAATGTTATCGACGGTCCATTGCAGTTCGTCAGTGGCGTTCTTCAAAACTACTTTGTAGCTGGTGGCCGTAGCGAACCACAGATTGCACTCGCCGCGGGAGTCCAGAATGACTGGGTTGGTGTTCGGCGCTGTCGCCGACGCGTCAGTATACGTCGCCAGCGGCGTTGTCGTACCGGCGGCATAAGTGAAGACCTTACCGCCGACCAACGGAGTGCCGCTGGCGTCGAAGAATTGTGCTTTAGGTTGTGGAGCAAGAACAGCCATGATCAGACCTCAATTAATGTTATCAGTTACCGTCAGGATGACGGACGGAATTGCGGGTACAGGGGCGCTGGCCCCTTGAGCGTAAATTTGGCAGCCTGTATCATCTGTAGACCACACCAGTTCAAAATAATCGCCTGCGTTTAACTCTACCACAAAGTTCCATGCAGCGACAACTGCTGCGTCGCTACCGGCCAAAGTTACTTTTGTTGCCGAGTTTGCCGCGTCCGCTCCATTTACTCTATACCAGATATAAACGTGTTTGGCGCTGCTAGACGCTTTGACAAGTTGCGCCGAAAATTGAAAGTTGTACGTGCCTACGCGGTCTACATACACACGCGACGTAGGCGTGCCGATATAGACGCCGTCAGTTATGCTTGTAGAGTTAAGCGTGACCGGATACGCCGTATTGGTGGCGGCGGCTGTCTGTGTGGACGTATCGAAGAACGAGCCGTAACGCTTATCGCTTACTTGCGGCGTATAGGCCGGCGCCAAGTCTTGCCCGAAAGACGAACTGGCGGCTGAGTTAGCTTGACCGCCGCCCACTAGCGTAAAAATGTTGAACAAATACCTGTACCACTCACGCGTCACCGTGCCGTCTGACGCGTCCGTAATCGGGACACGCGACGCAGGGATGCGGGTGAGTTGGTCGTTAGGCATTCGTGCCGCTCAACAGCAGTTCAGCGCCAGTAAGGTAAATGCGTACAGGGTCACTGCCGGACAGTTCGTAGACGCGGTCGCGCAGCTTCAGCGTCATGCCGAGCCGCCGCCACATGACGCGGGTGCCGGTTGCACCGATCTTGCCCATAGACGCCCAGTGTTCGTTGGACCATGTATGCCCGCCGTCATCAGACCAGCGGAGCATGGCTTGCGGATCGCTTCCTTGGCCGCTGTTCAGGCCGACGCCCGTTTCGCATTCAAGCTGCAAACTATGGTTTGCTGTGCGTTTAAGATTGTTTTGGCCTGTCGGCAGCGCGCGCCACGACCGCAACCAACGCTGCGCTATTCCGTTGTCTTCAAAAACATTTAGTTCAAACGTGTAGACGTTCCCGTTGGCGTAATCGCCGACAATAATATTGCCTTGGAAGTTACATTGGCAGTTGCTGCGGTGCCGCGAAAAGACGCCGCTGTTGCCCGAAGGAGTGGTAAGCGCCGCGGTGAAGAAGGCATTAACGTTAAACGCGCTAGTTTCGAACGCGCCTTCAACAGGAGCGATAGCTGAGTAAGAAGACCGCTGATGCCACGCGCCGGTGGATGCGTCGAACACCCATGTCTCGTCCGCGGACGGGAACGATAGCACATAGAACGCATGGCCGTCTTGCTGGTATGTATAGCCAACCGCGTCGCTCATATTCAGATAGTTTTGGATGCGCCATTCAATCGCGTGCGTGGACACGCGCTGTGCGTTATAGCCTGACGCCCTGTAAATGATGCCTTGGCCGCGCGCGTCAGCGCCGAGCCAGAACACGGTGTTGTCCATCTTGGCGATGGAGTGCGGCGCGGCGCAACCGATTTCGTTAAACGCGCCTTGGATCGGCGAGAGCGGAAAGTCCAGCCCGCCGGAGTTGTACCACACTTCGGTGGAGTCCGTGCCAAACACCCAGCACTCGCGGTGGTCTACCAACAGGCCGACAACGCCGTCAGGGCTACCTTCGGCGCTGGAAAACTCTAGCGGGTCAATCTGGAAGCCGTCGTAAAGCTGCGTCACCCAAATCCGCTGGCTGTTTGGCTCGTTGAACACAAAATAGCCGTCCAGATAGCCGACAGTAACCGCGCCGGGGAAGTCTGGGTCGGTAATCTGCCCAAAGGTGTCGGTGGACTCGTCGTAAATAAACGCGTCAGGATTGCAGGCGAAAAATATCTGCGTGCCGTTGTCGGCGATGGACACAGGGCCAGTGCCGGTCACGTCGCCCAGCTTGACGGGTGTTCCGGTCAGGCTTGATAGCTTGTAGACTTCAAACCCTGATACAACGTAAAAGTCATCGCCGCGCGTCTGGTGCGCCCACAACCCGCGGATCGGCCCTTGGCCAACAACTTGTTGGAGGAGCAAGCCGGGGCAACGCTGTAGAAAGGCAGGCTCTATGCCGCCTTCCGGTACGACTTCCGGAAACATATTTATCATGCGTGCGTCGGCAGCGTTTACCGAGCGGGCCACATACGCGCTGCCCAGTATGGGCGTCTTCATTAGTAGTTTCCTGCGAAGATGTTATACCGCTGGCGCGTAGCTACAAGGCTGTACGGCATTGACATGATGTCGTCTGGATTGTTGATGCGTTTCAGGTTGCGCTTAGACGCCATAGCCAATCGCTGAACTTGCGGCGACGGCTCAACGCCAAACTCAGGCGCTAATTCGCACGCTAAGTTGTAACGGAACGCACGCAGATAGCCGGGCGGGAAGTGCAAGACTGTTGCCAGCGTAGCGGGCTGCGTCAGTTCTTCAACAGAAATGAAATGCCATTCCAGATCGCGCGTCGGGCGCGGGTAGACAAACATTTCAACGTCAGGGTACGTCATGTTGACAAAAATGACTTGCGGGAATGTAGACGTTACAGTCTTAACCGCAATACCATCATACTGCTGCTGGTTAATGAATTTTATGCCGTAGCTAACGCCAGTGCCGGGGTCTTTGAAATATGTCGCGTCGTCTAGCAGCACAGGGCGGTTGCCGGCGAAGTCGCCGGAAGGGCCAAGCGTGCGCGACAGTTGGCCGGCAGGCCATGTGAATACTTGGTCTTGCGTGGCGAAAACCGACAGGCGTTCAGTGTTCCAGCTATCAATCATCTGATCCATAGCGCGCAGGGCGTCCTGCGACGTTTCAGCCGATGGAACTTCGCCTTCTGCCAGAACGCCTAGAAGCCTAAGCGAACCGTTGATTATGTCGCCCGCCGTTTCCATCGTTTAGTCTTCCTGCGTTGTGCGGCGACGACCATTGCGCGCCGGCATTTCGTTCACTGTAGCACTTACAGGCTCGTCAGGATAGTATCTTTCCCAGCCATAGTCTTCGTCGCAGCGAGCTTCTTCTTCAGATATAGCAACTTTTGCGCCGTGGCGGGGGTGAGTGAGATAGATAACGGCCATAAAATTATCTTTCAGAATAGCTTGCCCCGACCGAAGCCGGGGCAAAACCTATTAGCCAGCGATACGGTACAGGTTGTACGTTGTCGCGCTTGTCTTAACAGCACGGAACAGTACGCTGCGCGATGCAACGCCTGTGCCAACGCCGACCAGCGTCCAGCCAGTGCCTACTACGATAGTAGGAACGCCAGTGCTGGTAGCAATCAAAGAAAACTCAAACGATGAGTTTACTTTGGCGCTGCTGATGTCGGCGTCAACAACGCTAACAGCAGGAAGCGTAAGGTCAGCAGTGCTGCTCGAAGTGTAAACAACTGCGCCACCAGCCAAATCGGCAGTGGTTAGCGTAGCTGCTGCGGTGTACGCAGTAGGGATAGCTGAAGTACCGAGAGTAACTTCGCCAAGATTTCCGTCGCCGACTTGATAACCGCCAGCACCATTAGGAAGAGCCATAATAAAAATCCTTTAAGAAAGTTGGCCCCCGGCAAACCGAGGGCCAGTGTTAAATTAACCCCACATCCGGACGGCCATTTGTGGACGGATCGTGCTGTAACCATA